CAAGATCATTCACATGAAGAAATTCCCTTTTTATATTCCCCGTCCCCCACATCTCAACCCTATCAATCTCATTTACCTTAGCCTCATGAAACTTCCTTATCATTGCCGGCAATACATGAGAGTTTTCATAACTGAAATTGTCGTTCTCCCCATAAAGATTACTAGGCATTGCTGATATGAAATTACAACCCCATTGCTTTCTGTAGGCTTTACACATTTCTATACCTACAATCTTAGCCAGAGCATATCCCATATTAGATGATTCTAATTCCCCGTTTAATAAGTATTCTTCTTTGATAGGCTGTTCTGCAAACTTCGGATAAATACAAGAAGATCCCAAAAACAACAGTTTCTTAACTCCGTATAATCGGGCTGTTTCTAAAACGTTTGTTTGAATCAGTAAATTATCCCGGATAAACTCCCCTGGATAAGTTATATTAGCATTAATCCCACCTACCTTAGCTGCGGCCATAAATACATACTCAGGATGGCTATCATTAAATATTTTATGAACAGCCGAGAAGTTAGTTAGATTATACCCCCGGTTCCGCGGAGCAACCACAATATTAGTATACCCCCTTTCTAGTAAAGTCTTAATAATTGAAGACCCTACTAATCCGGTATGTCCTGCTACATATATCTTACTGGTCTTTTTCATAACAATTCTTTAACCGTTACTTTCCTAAAACACTCAATGGCACTGTCAGGACAGGCGTTTAATATTTCTACTCCCATACGCTTCGCATCTTTTGCTATCTCAGGGAAACCCCGCAAGTGCCTATGGAAAGGCATTTTCATTATCTTTTTCTCATCCCTGGCTATCCCCCGACCATATACGTCATGCCAATGTTGATCTTTATTTTCACTTAACTTCATATCAAATCCTAACAATATTACCCGTCTTGCCCCAGCATGTACGGCTATGCTGATTGCCGCTGCCCCACTGTTTCCATTCCAACTTACCATCTTCGGGCTTGTGCTTATCCCTTTAGGGTGGTTCTTATCTCTAGGTAAATATTTGACCCAATCTATACTACTAGCCCTAGGATGACAGGAAACCTTCAGTCCATTAAATCTAGCTAACCCTTCCTGATGTTTTAGAAAAAATCCCGAATCCCCAAAGAATATCAAGTCTATCCAATCACCAATCAAGTAAGCTACATTAATCCCAATTACATGCTTATTATGAATTGGAACCATATAAGGGGAATAAATATCCGGTGAGGCTTTCCTCCCAACTACACTACGAATAATCTTGTCAGGGATATCAAACTGTCCAGGTACTGAAGGCCCTCCTCCTATTATCCATACATCCCCCTCTTCCCACATCCGAGGAACTTGCCAGATCACTTTGATAAATCATGAACTAGTTTCTCAGCTATTTCCTTCTTGAGAGCCTTTTCGTTAAGGGCCTTACCATTAGAATCTACCACATCATACCACCCTCCACTAGTTCCCCGAGCCTTTACCGTATAGACAACTTCTACAGGCTTTATTTCCGGCGGGCCTGCTGATCCTTTAGCCGGCGGACGATTAGGATCGGGTCTGTCCCTAAGACTAAGATCTGCAGGGACTATTACATCCAGAAAAGCTGTAGGGAGTTCTTCCTGCGTTGCTTTAAACTTCTGATTCGGCTTGAGTATATGCCCATTATATCGAAGAGAACCCCCTCCGATCTTTCTCCAAATCCTAATATCCTTAGACTCCGGAGTACGACTTACATTTATAATACGTTCCATTTTTAGTACCTTCTGTTAAATTAAAAAACACTTGATTAGTGCCTTTTTACTAAGCCATATGCACTATACCACTCTTATTATTATAATCAGAGCGAATTTGAGGCACCTGAATCGCAAGCGTTTTGAATTTGGTAATAAAATTACCTTCTTCTTTCCACTGGATATTCTGAAGGCCTAATCCATCTACCAAACGGACAACATTACTAGTCATCTGCACCAGAAGAACGTTATTTGCCGGCAATCTGTCAATTACCTTGATTCCTTGAATATTTCCAATTTTCAGCAGACGTTCCCGAATAGTCTGCCCATTTACTGCTCCGGTTTGATAATCAAGATCCATAACTGTTTCGTAAGCAGAAGGAATATAAAGCATCCACGGGCCATAATGAAGATTGTCCATACTGGTTTGCTTCATATTCTGAACGTCAGCAAGTATAAGAGCAGCAGTACAAGCACCGGCATCCCAATTCACTGCTAAATTCACGGTGTTCCTGTCCGGGTGATTTACATAACTGTAAATTGTACCTCCACCAAATGGATAAGTCATATTAGTAAATAACATATCTTCCTGATATTCCAATATCCTACGAGTAGCCATTTCAGCAGAAGTAGTATCCAAAGCTGCTCCTAAACTACGACTTGCCTCCAGAACCCTTAAGTTGATCTCATAATCAACATGAAGGATAGGAATTGGTAAATACTCTGTCCCAAACTCCGGGCGATCATTACGACTACGGGTTATACCATCCATCGTAAGGGAAGCCTCCATAGCATCTCCTACAGTATGGGTTTCTAATACCGTTGTCCCCATTGCATTACCAAGTTTAAAAGTCAATCCCTTATCAATAAGATCTTGTACTCCACCTAACCGCGCTCTAGCAACTTGTATTAAAGCAGCATCTAACTGTTTCCACTCATCCCTGCGGAGAGTAGCATTAGTAGTAATAGACTGTGTAATCCAATCACTATCAATCCCAGGATTTCCTCCAGTTTTAAGATTGGTTACATATGATCTATTATCATCACCTATATATGGACGTAAATTACCAATACTAGCTTTATTATTCAGCAACTGAGCTAATTCATTGTTAATCGATCCCTTTCCGTTTATTAAATCAACATTTGTATTCATTTTGATTCCTCCTTTCATTAAACAATTCTTACCTTAATACGCCTGTTGAACCCGAGTACAGCAATCGAGGAATCAAATCCCCAACCACTAGACTCATCTCCACTCGACCCTGACAGATCAACAGCCTCAAGTGCTACTGCTACTATCTGTTCTGGATATACCGTAATTGAATCATCTGAATCAGCGGTGTCTGATTCATGCAACTGTAATTCCCCAGCTCCATTTGATTCCAAAAAATTACCAATGGCAACGCTGTTACCATCTTCAAGAATAGCATATACCTGATCCCCGGATATTGGGAGCCAGCATTGTACTTTATCTTCTGCGGCATACGCATCATCGATCCCTTTGCCTTGAAGTTCGTCTTCAATAGCAAACATTTTCTCAGAATTACCACCTTCGGTAGAATGTACTTGAACAGTACCAGTCGTGGTAAGTTCAATTAATTCACCAGGGATTATAGCCGATTCGGCTTCATACTCCTCAAAGATGTTTACGTAATTCTTTAACCTAATTGTATTTGACATTTGTTTTTCCTCCTTCTTTATTTATTGTCAAACGTAACTCCTACTGGATACAATGGTTCTCCTCCTGCCTTATTGGTCTGGACAATTCCACCTCCATTTCCCGAATAGTCAACTGCTTCCGGGATACCTTTATGGACTTTGGATAATGTTACCATATCCATAGTCTTCAGTTCGTCTTCGGTCCAGACTTCCTTTAGGTTATCTTGAATGGTTTTCACCATTTCGGCCCGACGGGCTTCGTGCAACGTCAATCCTGAACGCATTGAATCCTGATACTCAGCCGGTAAAATCTTGAAAAAATCCTCTGGTGTCTTCATGGACTCCTTCAAGACTTTCAGTGCTTGCTCTGCATTAATTTGCAGTGCTACTTTCTCCGTTTTCTCTATTTTCGGATCTACTTTGGTTTCCTCATCTGGGATGAGTTTACTTAGCAGATCTTCACTCAGAGTTAACAGCTGCTCCTTGTCTGCTTCTTCGAATTTAGTGCGTTTGTTAGTTATTAACTCATTCACTAAATCTTCGCAACAGGGAGTTTTCTTCACTTCACTCATTTTGCTTTCCTCCTTATTTACATTGTTATTACTAAACCTAGTTCTGGTCATTCCAGAACCTTTCTTTTTAATTTCTTCTTCCTCTTCTTCCTCTTCATCTTCTTTTTTTACTTTTTTATCTGAATTAGCCCGAATCCCACAACCATCATCCCAACTACAAGCCCCATCCTCTCCGGGTAATAAGGCAAGATGGTCAGGCCTTATATTCCCTGCAATAGCTGTATAAGATTCTCCGTTATATTCCCCAGTCATAATCTCCTCATCTACAAACATCCCGGTACTAACATCTAACTGCCTACCTGCTTGTATGTACAATAAAGCCTCAGGTGATACCTGCCCCATCTTTTCTATATCCAGCCATACTTCGGCTTTCAGCTTATCTTCATCCATCATGGCATTAAATACCCGACCAACGGTAACTACATCCGGAGAGTTAGCAGAAATATTCTGTCCGTCTTTCTGTGGATGCAATATAGTCACCGGTTTACCATTCCAGAAATCTTTAGATAAGGCTAAATCCTTTGTTAAATGGAGTATTGGCCCATGGTTTCCGTTATGTACTCCTTCCTTTATCATTATAGCCGGAACTACTATATGAGGTTTCTCCTGTAATGTCTCCGTCCGTATGACGTAACTCTTATTAGTCTGTATTTGTGTTTCCATATTCATATTATTAAATTATTCTTTAATTAAATAAGGTAATGCAATGCACCTGCACTGAGGATGATAAGGTATCATTGGTTCTATTTCATCCAGGGTATATACATGCCCTTCCAGCTCTGCACATTTCTTACAAACCCGATCATCTCCAGCAGTTTTCCACTCCCCTTTCACATACACACCTTCCAATGCCCAGTTACGATATTCCTGAATCATTGCCTGATGGTGAGCACGAATCACTTCCGTCCGGGCCAGTATCTCAGCCCTTCTTTCAGCTGACATAAAATATTTTACTACTATCTCTTCACCAGTTTTAGGAGATATACGAGTATAACTAATATCAAGTCCTAATTTATCCCTCCCTATTCCGTTTATAGTGCTCACAAGCTTACGAGCCAGCAAATGTGGGTTATCCCCATCCGCTATACCCTGAGCCAATACTCGACTGATCTGCTGATCCATCTGAGCTGTAATTCCTTTCAGCTCCGAGAATACTCGGCTATATAATAAACCTACCCGGTCTATATGAAACGGAGTAGCCATCGATATTGCTATCCCTCCGGTCTGCTCAATAG